AAACGCTTCAGTGTGATCGGCGCGATTGATGTCAACGCGAAGTTGGTTGTCGTACTTCCTGGGAAGGTGGGTCCGACATTTGGAAAATTTCCATAAATCGGCGCGACATCCTGTGCGAACGCGGTGACAGCCGAGAGCATCGCCAGCGCGACGAGAGATTTGAAAAGTGTTTTCATTGGTTTCAAAATTGGAAAGAATGATTAAAGTTGTAACTCTATGGGCTGGTGATAGTTGAAAAGTTCTCATGCCAACTAGAATTGAGCGGACACTCAACAATCGTGGTGAACATCTCGGAATTGAGATTCGTTTTGATGGTTGGATTTTCCATCACGCAAGCGAAGTTCGGGTCCACGGCGGCAAGCTTCTCCAGTTCACCGGTGACGTAGGTCTTGCGATTTGAACCGAGGATGGCTGGGTAAATCGAGCCGCCTTTGCCGATGTCGAGCGCGAGCAGGTAACGACCGCGAGATTCCTGGGTGCCGGTCGTAAGGCCGCGATAAGCAGTTACGAGATCGTCGAAGAACTCATTGGTAATGATATTCACCGTAACGCCGATAGGTTCATTCGGGAGCAGGTACTCTTTCCATTGGAAACCGAACTCTTCGTTGCCTCCTGGATGGCCGTTGCGCTGGCCGTCGTAGTTCAGTCGCACGATGTCGCCGAACACAGATTTCTCGTAGGCGAAAAACGCACGCTGCCAGAGTGCGGCGGTCTTTTGGTCGGTGTAAATGTCCACGCGCGTTCCATTTCGACCCATGCTTTTGCGGGCACGAACGAGGTTGAAGATGTAAGTTTCGCAGAAGGTTTGAATGTTGAGCGCTTGATTCTGCCAATCAATCACCTGACCGCACGCTTTGAGTTGGTCGTACACTCCGACAGGTGAGGCGCGGTAGGCGTACACCTGCCCGCCAGTGCCAGGATCAAATGTACTGAATTGGGTGGTGACAGCGCCGCCGCTCGTCAGTGATGCGAAAAATTTCGCGTTCGAATAAGAAACGATTTGTTCCAGGTTTCCCCAAAGATCAATCGTCTGATTCGAACTGATGGCCCGCCCGAAGAAGAACTCGTTTACCCACTGCTTTTGCCGAGTGATTTCATCCTGCCGATTACGCTCGGCGATTGAGAGATCCTGAAACTGCGCGAAGAACGTGTTGTCCTTGAAAAGATGCGCGCGCAACTCTTCGTAGAATGAATCAATCTGCCGGCCCCAACGGTACACCTTGTAGAAAAATGGAACGAACTTGACCGGGTTGACGTTAACAAAGTTCCGGCAGTATTTTTCCACGTCCTGCACGTTATTTGGTCCGAGCATCAGAAGGCCCGTGATCGGCGTGGCATCCACTGTAGTCGTGCTGATCGTGTTGAAAGACTTGATCACCACATCAATGAAGGACAGGTCGGTCGCCTGGTAGGCCGCGTAAATCTGCCATTGCCCATGCTGGGCGACACCGGCGCCAGACAGGTTCATGTGATACAGGAAATGGCCGGGCAGAAAGTACTTCGAATCGAGGGTCACGCCGTAAGAGGAGATAACTCGAATGACACGCACGGCTGAAGCGGCAGTCGCGGCGGTAATAACGGCATCAGGCACGGGACCAGCCATCGAAACGCCCGTCACCATCGCGGGTGTCGCATTGAAAGTGTACCCGGAAGTTGGCGCACCGCCCGTGATCGACCAGAAATCCGCGTTTACCACGGACATCTGGCGTCCGATGATGAACGGCTGAATCAGCGACGGCCCCTTATTCTGGCGAGTTACCTGAATCAACTTGCCGCCGCCTGGCTGGTTCGACGAAAAGATCCAATCGTACAAGCCGTATCGGCGCACGCCGCACAGGCGCATCTCAAACTGGTACTTCAGCAGGGACCCTACCTCGTTCCAGAGAGTGCCGTCTGTAAACAGCGCCTTAATCTGGGAGGAAGAAAGAGTCGAGATGGTAGCGCGCGTCAGCGTGCCGACCGTATCGTAGTTGTTGGTGATTGAAACCGCACAGGCTGTTGAATAAGGGGTTGCCATGACTTTAACCGACTGGCCAGCGGTACTACCGCAAGCTTTATCGTTAAAGCCAAGTGTATCAGTTCATCAGTCCGGCAATAATTAAATCTGCATCATTTTTCGAGTGGGTCGCGCCCATTCCTTCGGTGGGCACGCGATCAGATGAAGACGACAGTGTAGGAAACTGCTTTTCAGGTGCTGGCTGAGCGTCTTTCATCGGCACTACGTTAGAAGGCTCTTTTTCGGTTTCAGGCGCAAGCTTTTCCGCCTTCGAGTTGGATGCAGTGCCGTTTTTCGGTCGAACCTGAGCTAATTTTCGTCTGGCCAGGCCCACATAATCAGCGACGAGAGCCGCTTTGATGTAATCTTTCTCGCCGAAAATTGTCCAGTGATCCGCCTTCTGCGCGTCGCTCATATTCGCGTAGCGCGCGTTCGTGGCGAAGGCTTTTCCGTCCTTTTCAAGTTCCTCAGCAGGTTTTTTTGAAAGAAACGATTCGTATTCCTTGATGCGGTTCATCAGCAGCGCGTGCGCGGGCTTGCCGGCGTCCACTTGATAACCGAGTCCGGGCGTGAAGAGTAGTTCCAATTCAGATGTGAGCACTTTGAGATCATTCGCCAGCGGTTCGAGGATGACGCCCGCCAGCGGATCCTTGGCGGTCAAGTCCGCCAGCGTATTCACATCTTTGTACTCTGGGTCCAGGTCGTGGATCACGTTCGCTTCTGATTCGCTTTGCACAACCTTCACCCGTTCGCCCGCTTGAGCGACGGTTTGCTGATGCCGCCGCTCGGCATCCTTCCTTGAAATCAATTCTTCGGTGTGCTTCTCGGCCTTTCGCAAAATGACCGTTTCCTTGGCGGCTTCAAGGTCTTCCGTATCGAAGACAGGTTCGTTTTCTTTGTAGAAGGCGTCGTGTTCGTCATCCGATTCGTTGAAGCGTTTGTACTTGTTCTCTTTTTGCCAATCGGCCTTGTACTTTTTCTCAGCAGCGACGAATTCGTCAAATTTTGCCGGGGCGTCTTTGTACTCTGAATTCTCGGCCAGCACAGCCAGGGCCTCACGGTAGCGGCGCCGATGGGGCGGCAGTTCGTCCGTGGCGGGTTCAACCTTCGCGGTTTCTTTGACCGGTTCGACTGGCTTCTCTGCGGCGAGTTTCTGGACGACTTTGGTTGCGACATCCTCGGCGGTAACGGCGGGTTGTTTGGGGGCGGGCTTGGCTTTAGATTTTACAGGCTCTTTCTTTGGCGCTTCCTCGGCGGCCGATGAATCAGCTTTCTTTTCATCGACCTTGGGTTCGGTCTTTGGCTCGGCCTTATCCTTGGTCGCTTCCTTCTTCTCTTCCTTGGGCGCGGGATCGTAGGTCTGGCCAAGCCCTTCAATAATGGCCCTGGTCTGTTCTTCGATTTCGGCCTTCGTAAGTTCTTTTTCTGTTTCTAACGGCTCGGAAGTGAGCGTGGTGGGTGGCGTTTCCTTTGGCATAAATTGAAGTTAGTTGATTTCTGGTTTAATGTGGAAATAAAGCGCGTCGTCCCTGTCGAATTGCTGCATGACTTCCAGGGTGTGCGAGAACGGATGGGCGGTAATCAATTTGAGTGTGCCAGCTTCGATGCTGGTCTCCAGGCCGCTCTGGGATTCTGTGCCTTCAACGTACAGTTCGAGCGCTTCGGCTTGAATCACAGCGACGTTGGCGTCAAGGGCCTTGCGGAACAACTCCGCTTCCGGCAGGGACAACCAGCGGCGAACCTTGGCCACGTCCGTTGGCGGAAAGGGTAATTTGAGGATTTTGAGCATTGGGAGCGGCCATTTCGTGCAGATCGTCATGGTGCAGCGCGACCTGCGTTAGTTTCGTCACACCAGCCAAAGCGATGGCACCTTTTTGCAGGGCTTCACGCGCTTCCTGGGCGACCGGCGCGACGGTTTGAGCGATGGTCTGATTGACCTTGGACATGATGGCCTGGGCCATTTGTGTCACTTGCGCCATGATGGCTTGTTGATTCTGGGCGAGTCCTTGCTGAAAAGCCTGAGTCAATTGCTGGGCCAGCGTCTGCAATTGCTGTAGGACCCACTGCTGTTGCTCGGTTTGAGATCCGCCAGGCGCCATCGTCAGTTTGAAATCCTTAGGAAACCCAAATTGCTCGAGCACTTCGTTGGTGAGTTGGATGGCCTGAGCGGGACCGATAGCCTGCTGCATCATCGGATTGGCGAGGATGGATGACAGAAATTGGTTCATGGCCTGGGCCATTGCCGGTTCGTTAGTGCGATCCTTACCGTCGCGCGTGGAAGCAAAGTATTCGAGTTGCAGTTTTTCTTTCCTGACTTTAGCGAGCGACTTCATGCCTGTGTGCGGATTTTGCTGTGACTGAACTTCCGCTTTCAGATCGTCGAACAGTTCCTTGGTGTAAGCCGGGTTTGGCGTGATGTGCGTGGTGATGGTGTCTTCCCCGTAAGCCATCCAGTAATTGTAAAGTTGCTGTTTCCACGAATCGTAAGAACGATCCATGTAGCTGCTGGTGTACTCGCGCCGGCTGTCGGTGGCGTTACCGGTGCGAATGACCTCTTCGCGGCTTTGTTCGTGCGTCGCCTGGCCGCCCGCTTCCTGGGCGCTGATGCCTTCAACCCGTTCCAAAAGGTTGAGAAGTTCGCGCATGACCGCGATCGTACTTTGCTCACTCAATTGCGGGAACCGGATGGATTTCACGCAATCGTCCATCGCATTGCTCGAATCGCGATTAAGTTTTCTTCGAAGCGCCTTGGACGAGACGCGAATGAAGTTCAACACGCGATAGAATCCTTCACCGCGGTTCTCGATGGCAGTGATGTCTTCTTCAGTGAGCACGTCTTCGTCAACCAGCACGGCATTGGCAAGGTTCTGCTTGGTGCTGAGGATCGACTGCGTAAACAGATTGCTCGCGTGATCCTGAAACGGCAGAAGGCGCAGCGCCAGCGACGGGATCATGGCGCGGCTCTCGTCCGGCTTGTATCCCCAGTAAATGACCGGGCAAGATGGCAACGGACTGGCGTAAAGAATCGTATCGGAATTGGCCACCAGGAACCTGAACCAGACCGGGTATTCGTAAGTACCGAGACCGTTGTCCTTGGGAATGAGTTTCTCGAAGTACTCGGAAACCACTACGGCGCTGTCGTTGAAATCGCTGGTGTAAAATGAATTTTGCAGCTTGGTCTCGGCATCACCAGAAATCGAGTTCCACATATCCGTAGCTTGCGGAAACACAATCTGGCAGGACGAATAGACCGTATTGAAAAAAGAGACATTTTGCGTGCGCAGATCGGTGGTGGGAAAGCGCATTGTATCAATGTTCCAAAGCTTCTTGTCCGCCAGGATGTCTTTGTACCGGGTCACTCGCCAGTAACCGGCAAACTCGCAACCTGTGTCGGTGAAGAACGAAGAGAGCGGATGCGCGATGTCCCAGAACATGCGCGTCGGGTGCGGCAGATGATAGCGCAACCCTTCCTTGGTAATGGCCGCCTTGCCTTCTTCGTTTTCCTGCCGCTCCTTGTACCACTCTTCCTTGATGAATTGCAGGCAAACCCCGTACTGAAGAGTTTTCAGAATGCTTTGACGGGCCGCCTCGCGCATGCCCATCTGCGTCGTCATGGTCTCGATGCGATTGGTCAGCAACTCGCCGCGGGCGCGATTGATCGGCGTGTTGACCAATGGCTCGAACTTGAAGTGGGGCGACTGATTACGCTCGTTGGTGATGTGCGCGGCGGTCGAATCAAGATAGGCCGACACCAGCGGAATGGTGATATTGAAAAAGGTGGGCACCCGCATCTTTTTCTTGCCGGTAGATTTATTGGTCTTGGGATCAATCTCGTCCTGGTAGAATTCCTCAAGGTTGAACTGTTTTACCGCATCGAGAATGGTTTTCGAGTTGGGCGGTTCACTGGCCAGCGCTTGCACAAGCGTCATGGTGCACTGCTTGAACGGTGCGTTAATGGCCTGGTCAATGGCCCAGTAGATTTTGTAGGTCTGAAAATTTGAATTGAGGCCGTCAGTGTTGCGCGCGCGAATGCGATTCTTGAGCGCGATGATTTCTGCGGACGGATTTTCCGTCGTGAACGCTTCCTTGATGGATGCGTCGGTGAGGCCGCTCTTTTCGAGCCTTTTAAGACTGACCATGCTGGCTTTCTTTAGGCGTACGCCTTGCGGCTGGCGATCATATCGGCCATGCCGGACGGCATCGCGCCTTCGCCGGACTCTTCCCCGTCATTATCGACCGGCTCAGACTCGTCTGCGGCGGGTTCTTCCACCGCCGTTGGGCTATCGGTCACTTCGAATGTCGCCCCTTCCTTGCCGTACGCCGTCACTTTCACGGGCACTGAGAGCGTCTTTTCTTCGCCGACAGTGCAATCCAATTCGCCGAGCATGTCCTTAGAAAGAGTAAGCGTGTTTTCCATGATCGTTAACGTTAGAGTGTCCGCATGGGCAAAGCAACGCCGGAAAAACCGTGGGCACCAGCCCTGTTTCCTAAACAGCAGGACGTTTACAATTTGCGCACCCGTTTCAACCTGATTAGTGGGCCGCGCCTCTCGGGAAAAACGACTGGAGTACTCCACCGTATCGTCCGCCATGCCTGGGAAGTGGATAACTCGCGGTTCGCCATGTTTGCCAAAACAATTGGCAACGCCACCTCAGCGGGTATCTGGAAGGATTTGAACAATTACATCATCCGCGAGTGGATCGACGCAAGGGTATCGAGTCCGTTTGCTGAATTCGGGTACACAGTTGAACCGAAGGTGGATGGATCATCCCGCTTGCACTATCTCAAGCTGCGCAATTATTGGGGAGGCGAATCAGAAATTCAACTCTACTCACTTGATCACGACAGCAAAGCCGAAGACAAGCTCATGTCCACGAGTTATTCAGGTATTTACTTTTCCGAGCTTCAAATGTTCGAGGACCCGGACATTTTTAACGTCTCGACTGCGCAATTGCGAATGCGCGAAGTTCCCAAGGAAGAGTACATCTGGATTGCGGACACAAACCCTCCTGAAAGTGGGCCAGCCCATTTCGCCTACAAACTTTTTTTCATTGATCCGCACATCAAGGATCATCCGAATCCAAAGATTCAAAAGATGTTCAAATTGGTTGAATTCACGGTTGACGATAACCTGTCTCCTGACGCTCAGGAGGAAATTGACATCCTCAAAAATAATTACCGCGAAGACCCCGCCAAGTGGGATCGCTTCATTCTAGGCAAATGGGTGGAATGGGGCCGGGCCGAACACCATTTCAAACGGTTTTTCAATCACAACGTCCACATCGTCGGCAACGCCAAGGACCCGGATGAAGACAACTGGACGTATCTCAATCCCACGAACGATTGCAAAAAAATCGTCTGCGGTTGGGACCCTGGCGACGTGAATCATTCCTGGCACGCCCTGGAACGAGTGATCAACGAGTACGATCAATCCGAATGGCGCGTCCTTGAAGAAGAAGTTTCCGTCAAGGAAGAGGTCACCATTGAAGAATTCGCGATGCGCGTAAAGGTAAAGCGGTCCAGGTTGAAAAAGATGATTGGGCGCGATGTGGAAATTGTCGATTGGTGCGACACCAACGCCTGGGACCCGGAATCGGCTGGCACCGACGAGATGGACTACAAGATCATCGAGCAAATATTCGACGGCGAGATCGTCATGCAATCCGCTCGGAACGCCAAGGGCCGGGGATCAATCCAACGCCGGGTTGAACTCGTGCAGCAACTACTCAATCAACGGCGATTGCTGGTCTCGGCGCATTGCGTGAAGACAATTGCGATGTTTGAGAACCTGAAGAAAGGCAAGAAAGAGAAAAAATTCATCGCGCAAGGCCAGCCGGAAAAGCACCCGTTTGATTCGCTTTCGTACGCGCTTTACTCGGAAATGCTCGATGACATCGAGGATTTGCCGGATACGCAGAGTGTCGGACGCCGGGTTATTTCGATTCGTGGATGACCTTTGTGTATCGGGACCAGACCGCGGGAAATACCGCGCCATCCAGCAGATAAACCAGCCCGTATTTACCGTCCGACGTAAATTGAGGCATCTGCTTGAAATGAGTTCCATCGGTCGAAGACGACCAATTCCATATGCCTGGCGGCATGGTTATCGACACCGGAAAACCTTTCGGTAGCTTAGTCTGCTGTGTTCCGGCATGCAAAATCAGGCCACTGCGATCCTTCAATTGTTCGACGTTCAACGCCGTCATGGCAGGATCGGTTATTTCCCAACGTGCGCTATGGCCAGGAACCTCAGATTTGAATTCAATTGTCATCATAACATTCAGCCTTTCAACAATTTGATTACGTAACGGTCGCGCCCGTCCCAGGCTTTACGCCGCTTCCGTTTGAGCCATTCCAGATGGCGGTGCGGGTGCAATGGATCCACCCCGCAAGCACGCGTGAAGACATCGTATGTTCCACATGGAACACGGTCCCAAGCTCGCATCCTCATCAGTTTGCGAATGTACCAGCGTGACAGGCCGGTACGCTCTGACAGCACCCGTTCGCTGATCATCTTCTCGCCGTGCCGCTCTCTGGCGCACAAACGAACGAGATAGGGCGGACATAAATTCTGTCGTTGCAGGAGCGTCATTCCTCATTTTTGCTCCGATCAATCCTGGTATCCTCTTAAACGCGAATCAAATATTCACGAACCTGGCCGTAGCGGGCAAACCAATTGCCGCTTCCAAGATTGATATTCACGGTCGTCGGGTCTTGTTCAAGATCGAGACGGGAACAAAAAATCTGCACCGTATCCCAATGTTCCCCAAGTTCGTCAACGTGCTTTTTTACAAGCGCCATGTCGGCCTCGATTTGATTTGCATCCATGCGTCGCGTATGGTTTCAGGCTGTGAACATTACTGCGCTCAACATCCTCATCGTGATCGCCCTCGTTCTGTCAATCATCGCGCTGATTCGTCCGCAGTGGCCGTTATGCGCGGTCGGGTTGCTCCTGGTTTGCGTCGCGCTGTTGGCTGGCAAGTACATCGGCCCATAAGTCACGGCGACGTTTGCGGCACCACCAGAACGGCCCCTGGAGGCAACGGTTGCCCAGGCGCCGGGGCCGCCACAACAGTCGCCTTTCCAAGCAATGCCCCCAGTTGCGCGAGACCCAACAGCAAATTAACAAGGTTCGTGGAAGTCGATTCCTGATTCAAGGATCCGATGGTAACTGTTTGCGATTTGTCAGTGGTTGACGCTCTCAACTTCGCAAGCTCACTATTCGCATCAAACAGAGTGCTAGCCCGTATTTCTGTTTTCCGAATCCCGTTCGTGTCTTCCGTCTGAACCGAACTGAAACGAGCGCACCCGGCCAACAACATGCACGAACAAAGAAGGATTAGTCTCATGCGATTACCTTTGCTGCGGCATGTTCAGGAACATGGCCCCGTGCCCAGGTGTTGGCCGGCGAAAGTTTTTCGGTGGCAACGGCGGTCCGCCCGCAATCGGAACGATGTTCGACGCGCCTGACTCGCCCCAAAGGTTCATGGCGGTCACGTAAAAGAGCAAGGCCGTTCCTGGCGCCGATGTCACGCCTTTCAGTGTGTAAGTCGGAAATGCCGCTGGCGGAATGGCGGCTACTTTCACAGGCGAGTTGGTCCCGGTTTTCTGGTACATGTAATAGCCCTCCACGATGTCGCCGTTGGCGTCCCAGGTGAAGTTGAGGTCAATAGCGCGCGCGGACACGGCGGCAAGAACAAGAGCGAGCAAGGCAGTGAGTTTTTTCATGGTGTTTTGGCTTCCTGAAATTCTACGTCCGTAATTTTGGCCCCAGGTACGAACGATACTCTTTTGGGTTTCCGGCTGTCCCGATGCTTGGCCCCGTTCTTTTCCTCCGCCGTCATCAATTTGGCAGCGGCGCCAGTGAGCATGAGCGTTCCACGGCTGAGCGAACGCAACAATTCGTGGCGAACGGTGGGCTTCATCTTCTCGGCGTCCGGTTTGGTTTCGTCCTCTTGCAGCGCCTTGAAGATTGCTCGATTGCTCTCTCGGACCATCTCAATCGTTTCGGCCATGTAACCCAAAGTGTACTCGAATGTGTTTTGGCGGCCGACATAGCGCCCGGCTGCGGCAGTTTTTTCTATGCGCGCGGTGAATGTCCTGGCGACGGACATCTGCTCAGCCATCATCTGGTCCCGTGTTTCCATTTCTGACGAATCAGAAATCTCTGGGAGAACAGGCACTTCGGATAAATCGGGCATCGCAAGGGCACGCTAACAGACAATCATCCGTTTGGCGAGACTTAATCAACTTGGCATTTCTGAGACTGGCTGTTCGTCAGGTTCGTTCTCTTCTTCGAACTTCACCGGTCGCTGATTGGCTGCCTCAATGTGCCACGGCAGCGGTTCGATGAACTGGAAGTCTCCAAAGGAGAGATGCGCGCTGGGATAGCTTGGCCATTGGTTTGCTTTCAGGCACTGCGCGTACAGGCGAAGAGCGTTCAAGTATTTCATTCTGCCCGTTTGGACAAACTCAACAGAAAGAGCCGGTAACGGCATTGTCACGTGGTACGGCGGAAAATTCTCCTGCAAAACATGGATAAACGTCTCGCGTTCGTCCCCGGTAGCCTCGTTAAATAGGTCGGTGTAAATCGCGCTTTGAGCGTCGTAATTGTAAGTGAAAACATCTTTCACGTGTTTGTCCGGGCTGCCAGATCGCGCCGTCTTGAAATCAGCCAGACAGCGGCCCCAGCGTTTCGATTCCGAGTCCGGCACAATGTCGATCAACGCCTTCACGGCCACCGTCAATTCCGTAGCCTTGTCGTGGTAATAGCCAAGGACGAACACCTGTTTGTCTGAATTCTTCAGCAGGTCCGCCACCGGCAAGCAATCCAGCAAAGTCTTGCGCGCAATCAATGCCCCGGCGCGTTCCTCGAACTTGACGGTGATCTTGCCAACCTGTTGTTCTCTCCATTCCTTGCAGATAGTAGCATTGAAATTCCACGGCTTCTCTTCGCCTTTGTCGTTCGTGTAGGTTGACGGGCACACTGCATACTTGCGTTCGAAAGCGCCGTAATCCAGCACCAGGCAGTCAACCAGGGCACCGTATTCCTTGGCCTCGGATTCGGGAGACTCGTAACCGGCCAGCCAGCGGCTCGGACAGCGAGCAAATTCCATGATTTCCGAACGCGAAAGTGTAAATGTCGCATCACCGCGCTTCGCGCCAGCCACCAACTGAAACGCATGGTATGCATCTGTATCAAACTGTGTCCCGACGATCTTCGCTGACTCGAAAATCTTCATAGCTTTTCAGCCTGCAAGTCGATCATGCCGGCGAGATCTCGAATCAGACCTTCAAGGTGAAGCTTGGCTGGTCTATTGCTGATGTCTGGAATTTCCAACAATCTAAGCCGTTCCGCGAACGCCTTGAGCTTTTTCTTATCAGGCGCAGCGGCGGCTTCGCGAGCAGCCTTATCGGCAGCAACGCGTTCAGCATTGCGTTTTGCCAATTCGTCTGCGGCTTCTTTGGTGCGTCTGTCCAGTTCAGCTTTCAACTTCGCCGCCTCTTCAGCGTCGGCCTTTGCCTTCTCCTCAATGCGTTGGCGTTCTTCCGCCGCAATCTTCGTTCTCTTGTCCGCTTCAGCCTTGGCTTTGGCGAGCGCGGCATCGGACGTCTCTTTTGCTTTGCGCCGTTCCTCTTCGCGTTCTGCCTCGATGCGCTTGCGTTCGATCTCGGCCAGCCGAGTTCTTTCTTTGGCTTCTGCGATGAGTCGCGTATTTTCGGCGTGCAGGCGCACGCGTTCGACTCGCTCGGCTTCTTCCTTGGCTTTCCTGTCAAATTCAACTTTGGCAGCAGCCTCTTCCTTCACTTTCCTGAGCAATTTCGCGCCGGCCAGCATGTTTCCGTAGTCGATTTCAGACAGTTCGGACAGGTCGCCGATAATCGGCGTGTCCGTCCAGGGCAGCAATTCATTCTCGCGATCTGCTTTCAATTGAGCCTTCAATTTGGCGGCATGGCGCTCGGCGAATTGCTCGGATTCAAGCAACTCAGCTTCGAGAGATTCCATTTTCTCGCGGATGATGCGAGCGGTTGCGTCTATCTTGCCGGTGCGCGCCTTGAGATTCTCAACCAATCCCAGGCGCGTTTTGTCCATCGCAACCCGAGCTGCCCTAAGTTCCATCCGGGCCAGCCGTGCCTGAGCCATCTCTGTTTTTTGGGACAAGTCCGTGACGGTCAGCGACTTCACTTTGGCTTCCCACTTCTGAAGCGTCGTCTGGTACGGCGCGAAGATGACATCCAGTGGTTTGGCGGTGTCGAGCTTGTCCACGTCCACAGGTGGAAGTGTAATCGTTCCAAGGGGAACATGGACGGTCTGACCAAGTGGCGATGGTTCGATGGTATCAGTCATACGGTTTTGAGTTTCTCTTCGGCTGCGAGGATCACGTTGAAAAGTTCTTCGGTGGTAAAGTCGTTGATTGTCGCGCCTTCGGTGAACAACCCCTGCTCGACCAGCCATTTGTTGGCAGCCAGCCAGTTATTTTGATCTCCGCGAACAGGCTTCAGTATCGCCCACAGTTTGGCTTTCAGTTCTTTCACGGTCGGCGCGCCAGATGATGAAGGCGAAGGCGCGGTCGTCGGTTGCGACGCGGAACCGCCGGGAGAAGCACACCACGCGGCGAGCGCCGCACCGTGGGCGATGCCTATCTGTTCATCTGAACCGGGCAGGAGAGCCGCAATGGAAGGATGAGTTACTTTCCTAGGTACCGTAAATCCGCCAACGCCATCATGCGCTACCGTTTCGAAAACAATTAAAAGCTCGTACAGAAATCGTTGATCGAACGTTGGGCTTGAAAATTCGTCCGTGACAACTTTGGTCTTTGATCCGTCTTTTATCATGTGAGTTTTAGGCTCTCCACGAAGACACACGATAATCGCGCATTTTGAACGAAGCAGTCTGGCTACCATTTTCTTGTGACTGAGCTTTGGCTTTATCCACGAGGCAAGCTTGCAAGCCTCGCGCTTTTGATAATTATCGCCAGCCATTCTATCCAGTTCGCTCTCCTGCATTTCCAATACACCGCCTTCTCCGACGTGTTCATGGGAAAGACTGTCAATAACAATAACGTCAGCAGCCTTCTCAGCCTCGGCAATGGCTTCGGTATAGCGATCTGGAGAAAACGGAGCTTCCAAATTCAGGACTGAGTAACCGCCCGGAATGATGTCGGCGAAAAGGCTAAGTCTCCGATGTTCGGTATCAATTCCTACGATTCTTCCAGATGGACCGACAAGGCCGCGAGCGAACAAAAGCGACGACATGCTTTTCCCGCTTCCACTGGAGCCGTAAAATCCGCAGAGCGGAATTACGCCTTGACGAGTTGCTTTTTGGATTTCGAACATCTTACAGGAATGGTTAAGGCTTCTGACTCCGACCATCCATCTTTTAGGCGTTTTAACAATGTGAATTGACTGATTCCAGTATGGTCCTGCCATTGAGCCAATGTGAAACGTTTGCCGTCGTGTTCAATAAACCGATTCGTTCTGCGATTATTTGCCTGCTCTTTCTTTGTGGCCCAGCGGCAATTGGAAGGTTCGTAATTACCGTCATTGTCGATGCGCTCGATACTGTGGGCAGGCGAAGGCTTCCTTCCCATGTCTTTCAAAAACACTGCGTACGTGCTCCACTCATCGCACACAGAAATACCTCGACCTCCATACCTGGAGAATCCTGGAGTATTTGGATTTAAGCATCTTTCCCGCATGTGGACCCAAGCTTGCCACTCTAAAGATGTGTTCGATTCGCCATGTATTGTGGTTCTTTCGGAAGCTAGTTCGCTATGCAAACATCCGCAGCTAGATGTTTCGCCACGCTGGATGTGATCTTCTCTTACTACACATTCAAGACCGCATTCACACAAGCACTTCCAATTAGCTTTTCCTTTCAAATGAAACGATTCCAAGAGGGTAAGTCGCCCAAGCTTCGCGCCCGAAAGAAGCGGCGGATATTTACGCACAAACCTGCCGTCTGATTTAATTTGAAAGCTCATTCAGTTATTGAGACACGCCGCCGTTCGTTTGTCGAATGATGCACAACGGCTTACTCGCGGCGGCGCTCCTCCAATTATTTCACCACGAGTTGTAGAATCGCAGGACTTTTACGTCTGGCGGCAGCTTGGTCAGATCCACCTCGTAACCTTGGCGGCAGTCATCTGTCCATTCGCGCAGGGCCTCCTTGATTTCGACTTCTATGCCAGGCTTGTCACCGGGCGATTCGTAGTGAAAGAACGCTTTGACCTCTTCCGGAATTGGCACGCCCGCATCTTCGCAGGCGAGCCACGTTGCTTTCATCTTGTTCCACTTCTCATCCGCAGGACGGAAGCCGACTATGTGTGTTGACATACTCATATCGGTTTCATTGCTTCGAATCCTGAAGAGCGGCATTGACGGCGGCGGCTTGATTGCGCTTGCGAACTGCTCCGTTCACTTTTCTAGCCGTTGGCCTGCTTGATTTACGAGTAGTCAGGATGTCCACGATCCTATCGGTCTGCCTGACAATGTGAGCGGCGAGGTCGATTCTCAATTCGTCAGAAATGGGTGGCCCTCCCTCTTTCAGAATCAAACAAAGCTCATGTTCTTGAGCGCGCCCCAGAGAGCCAAATACATTTTCATCTGAACAAACGAAGGATTTTGTGAATGTGATGGCCATGATTACCTTTCCGACCCGAATAACGGTTCGATGTCAATGGCGTCCTTCACGTCTTCGACTAGGCGGTCGGTTGATTCCTGAAGGCGCGCCGCTAGGTTTCGGATCTCATAAGTCAGCAGCAAGGAACCGCAGTGCAATTGCGCTTTCAATCTGCATGGGAACTCTTGCGCGCCGCTGCCCTGGTAAACCGCAATGCCCAGGATTATTTCGGACGGCAGTTCGATGTTGCCTTTGGTACGTGTCGTGGTGTTTTCCTCAAATTCAATGCGCTGGGTGCTGTTGTCATTCTTGAGCGCGCCCTTGAATGTCACGTCTCTCACGGCTTCAAGCTCTCGCACCATGTCCAGAAGTTCCCCGGCTATTGGCATGAGCACATCGCCGCGATTGTCATCGAGAAACTCGGCGAAGTCAGATTGCGAGAATCCGATTTTGTTTTTGCTGGTCCACGTCAGCCAGTTCGGTGTATGCGTCGGCGCGTAGATGGCCACGTGTTTTTTCCACCCTGCATGGTCTTGAAAATGGTGGTCGAGAACGGCACTGAATTTCTGGCCGTCAAAAAGAACGAGCGTGGAATCGTCCTTATGATTATTCACGTATGTTTCGAACGATTCAAGGCGCGTAAATGTGAGAATCCCTCGTTTGGCTTTTGGCCAAGGCAGGTATTCTTCCATGTCTCGAACCTCGTGCGTGGTGGGCACAATCAAATACGGCTTCCCATCTTCCACAGGCCATTTAACAGTAGCGCCCTCCTTAATCAGAAGTTCAATTTCTCTCAATGAGATGTCGTCCATAAGTTTGTTCATTTACGCCATTTTCGCCACCGCTGGTAATTCAGGCTGATTTGGGTCTTCACGGGTGAGCGCCCCGTCTTCCGTGACAAAGAACGTGGCCGGCTTAAGGTCCGGCTTCGGAATCTTCGACGTGATCTTGCACGCCAGTTCCATCGCGTCGCCCGCTGGTTTCATGGTGAGTTTGACGGTGACTTCGCCTTTGGCACGAAGCCCCATCACGGCTTTGGCGACGGCGGTCATGGCGTCATCCAGTTCGATGACGGCGCGACCTTTGTCGATGTTGCCGATTGCGTTCAGTGCGTTGTTCATTTTGTTTTCTCTCGTTTATTTTCTCGTTCTTGTTCTTGTTCGTCAGCGAGGCGTTGCTCGTGTAGTTCTGTTCCCAGCGCCAGCGGCCACGCCAAAAACAGATATAATGTTTTCTGAAAATCGTTTATTTCGTTGTCCAACGAGCAGTAGCCGATTGAGAAAAAGAATCCGATCATCCAGATTACCGCAGCGGTGATCATTTCGTTTTCCTGTTCTTGCGCTTGGCGAACCAAAGGCGCAGAGCCTGGTTGCAACAGAATGTTATTTTGAATCCGTTCGTTTTCGCGTTATCAAGTAATCGACGGATGTCCGGTTCAACGTGAAAGCTGGTTACAGGAAACCTTTTCTTTGTTCGCACGCCTGGCAGACTAGGATTATTTGGATTATTCTGTCAACATGAAATTGAAAAAAAGATTGAGCCGCCTCCGTCTTATTGCCTGGACGTTCTCAACCAGCGTGCTCTGGCACTTCAAAGTACGGCGGCAATTTGACTGGTCGGCACCCGTTAAGTTCGTGCGCGCACTTCAAATGAGGCAGATTGACCGACGACCCGGCAGTCTGTGGTGGAAACGCATGCGGCTATGCCAGGTATGCGTGATTTACGATAGGAAGCGGCGAGCCTGCGGAAAGCTGGACGACACGCTCGGTTGCGGTTGCGCGATGTTCGTGAAAAATGCTGATCCCAAAAGCGTCTGCTGGCTATGGGAGAATACAGACGGTCGGCTGGGCAGCGATTTTTCTTTCAGAGAAGCGAAACAAACTTCAGCGGAATAACGAATGCACTGCTCTGGCGGCGGCGCTCCTCCAAATCATTGATTCATACCACATCACTTTTGAGGGTTACTCACACTGTTCGGCGGCTTCACGATTCTCCGAGAATAGTCACATCGTTCGCCGGACGGTGTGCGATGCCGGACGTAAACATCTGCCGATCCGTCGCCTCCTTTTGGGACGCAAATACGAATTCGCTTCCCACACAGCGGGCAAGACGCCGAACCATGCGCTCCACGCAACGGCTCGGTTGGCTCTTGTTTGTTACTCATGGCTTCCTTTATCGCCGTGCGTGAGCTTTCGGAATCACGTCTCTCCACCCGTGGCAGCTTGGTTGTCCACAGTCTGAGCAGATTCTCGGTTTGCTCGGGATGCAGCGAACCAAAGTCACGAGCCGACCATCGAGACTAGTGCCATGATAAGATCGTATCCGTATGTGCCGCTCTGAGTTTGCACACGGACCGCAGACAAAACGCCGAACTAGTCTTGGAGCCAATGAGCTTATGTCAGGGCAGTATGGCTCTGGCACTCCAAATTCGTGCTCATCCCAGCTACGACCGCATTTCGGACATTGATCGCTCATGGCTCAGTCTCGTTAGGCTGCAAAGCATCGGCGACATCGTCCGCTTTGCGGTGCTTTCTACGGCGCTTCGATGCACCAGATTCTGCATCCCTTATCGTCGCATCGTGTGCAGAATTTGTAACCCGGATTACGCAGCGAGAAACTAGCAGCCGCTGAACTGATACTGTTCCGTTTTATTTCAGGAAAAGAGAAGCTTTGCCCAACCTTCATATTTTTGAATGGATATCGTTGCGATCTCTTGTTTGGCGTTTGAATATTCTTTTCTATCACGTAATCCATAGTGTGATAATAATACTCAAAATAATATTGACAAGCAAAATCTTTTGTTTATTTTGAGCACAGTTCTTTGAGTGTGCGATTGGACGAGTCTGGTTTATGTCAACTGTCTTGGAACGAAGGTTGCCTGCGGCATCCAACCAAGCAGTGCGTTATGGTGAGAACCGCAGTCGCCGTAACGCCGCAGTGTTCAAATCCTGCATCGCACTCTCAGAGAACAGTTCTTTGACTGCCGTGGATTCGTGTAGCGATCAAGAGGTGGCTTCAACTGCCCTCATGGCTTTTGTATTCTTCTTCCCCACCTCTCGCGGTGACCACGAGTCCCCGGCATTCAGGGAACACGTTTTTTGAATCGAGAGCGACGGAGCGAGCCTGTGATCGAAGTGTGGGGGCACCCGCATTAACGGCACATGGGTGCCTCTGTCGGCCCGCGAGGGCGCGGGAGTATGCACCCGCTCTCTCGATTCAGAAAATCTGTTCTTTGACTTGAGCGGCGAGCGCGAAAGCGTGAGGGCTGGAAGGGTGCACCCCCTCGTCAGGCAGCTTACTGCACGTCGCCGCTCAATTCAGAGAATCCTAGATCAACCATGAGCAAACAAAGCGAAGCTAAAGCCAGGCAAGGTTACGTCGCAAAGGCCGTTCCTAGAACGTGCAGGAATTGCCAACATTTCCGAAAGGATGAACTTCCAGTTCATGGCTACATGGGAGACTACGTGGTTGACAAGAATCTGCGCTGCGCCATTGGCGGATTCAAGGTGATGAAAATGGGCACGTGCAACGAATTCGCATCCCGTGAAGACCATAAGCCCTGACAACGGCCCACATTTTCTGCATACGATTTATTGCCCGGATTGCGGCCATGAGAATGGCGGGCGATTGAGCGGTGGCCGATTGCGCGACGGAACTGAATACCCACCACTGCCGGAAAAGCCAGACATGCCATGTGTGTGGTGCGGGAAACGGAACACGACGTATCGTCTCGCGAAAGATTTGAGAACCCATGAAAGAAAGCGTTGATAGGTGGTTGGAGACATGGGCAGCGCATTGTGGAGCACCCCGTAAGGTGTTCGAAGGACAGTTTCGGGAAATGCTGGCTACCGTGCTGGACACGATTGATAAACGCATGGAACTCGGAGTAAACAGGCATCCTACCGAATCAATCAGGCGCGAACTCAAGTTGAGAACCAGTGGAAAAGGCGTTGACCCATGAAAACACCAATCGGAGTGATGCTTGAAGTTGGTCAGAAGTGGAAGGAAATGGACCCGCGTTTTGATCGCGTTGTCACCGTGAGTAATTGGACAACTGGGCGCGTGCAACTCAATGGCAGAACATGGGCCAAGCTCAGCCGCTTCGACGGAAAGCGAGGAAATTACGCTCCCGTGAAGAAAATCGTTGAGACATGCCCAAAGTGTGGCATGAGCGATTGGACTAACATTCCAGAATCGCTAGCGCAGTTTTGCTCGTGCGGCTACGTGCGGGTGCGAAAAGATGCTGGCGGTTGGGAGGAAGGCGTTTCGATCCAGCAATGGTTGAGGGATGTGGGCGAAAGAACCCGTGAAGAAAAGCGTTGACAACGTAACCACATGAAATGGCGAGTATTCTTAACCTGTTGGTGGATTCTTTCGGTTGTCATCAACGCGATAGATAGGTGCTGGTTCTTGCTGGCCGTGTCTATCGCATTGCTGGCTCGCTCAATCTTTCTCTTGACAAACAAAAGGACAATTTGATATGAGAACAGCGTCGGTGCAGTTGGCTTTCCGGCCATTGCAAAGGCATGAATCAGGAAGTAAAGTGACTCGTAAGCTCGCTGGAGAAAACTGTGAGTATGGGCCTCGAAACCTTCCTCTTTCCCATTTAGCAGTCGGAAACTCCAGCGAGCTTACTTTTTATCGACACTCAGGGCCGTCTTCCGGTAATGCTCCGGTAACGCGGCTTAAAACGGCTGGTGCGGTAACCAAGCCAGCTAAGCTTTGTTCTTTGAAACCTTTTGAACATTGGGCGTGGGACTCGGCGGTATTCTTCGGCAGACACATATCCGGTTTTGCTCTTACGCAGCCCATGAAGCTGTTAGGGAGGGTTTTCGCTAAGGACTTATCAGGTCTCCCGGCAAACGATCTCGCCAGACAACTTTGAGAGATTTCAAAGCGCTGGATATACCCGTCTCGCTTCTGCCGATAACTTCCGTTGCTCCCACGCCCGGCTTTGGTGGGTGATTCAAAAGGTTTCAGGGAACAGAGCGAAGAAAAGCGGCCCCTGTGTGGGCGCGCGACAGTCGGAGCGTGGCCGAGATGTGCCTGCCGGTTCTCAATGGTGAGGTTTCCGAAGAGGCTCCGAACAAAACTGCGTCCTCCGAGTGCCAAATGCTGTCGGTTGAACAGTCTGAACCTGTGATAGGTTCATTTTGT